AAAGACTGTAAATCAATTGGAGCAGAGGGTTTCTTCTGTCTAATGGTAAGCATTGCGTCGAACTGGGCTGGAGATGCAGGCAGAGAGGATGGTGCCAAGACTGATAAAATCCCTTTGAAAGATAGATATTTATGGGCAATGGATAATGAAGAAATTTTATTATCTTATGCAGAAGCCCCTAAGATACATCAAGGATGGATGGATGCGGACAAACCATGGCAATTTCTTGCCGCATGTTTTGAATTAAAGAAATTACGTGAATGGCAGTATATAAATGGTGATCCTGACAATCCATTTGAAGACTACTCTTATAAAAGCCATTTAGAAGCTTATATTGACGGTTCTAACAATGGTTCACAACATCTTACAGCTTTAACTAAAGATGAAGTGACAGCACCACATGTTAATTTAATTCCACAAACACTTCCAGGAGATCTTTACAAGTATATCGCAGATCATGTTTGGGAACGATTAAATGAGGCATATTTGCAAATACCTATTGAAGATATCAATAAATGTAATGAGTTTATTGATGCTTTGATGGAATTAAAAATTAAAATCCATAATGAGCCATCAGGAAGTGAATTAAGACAAGCTCTAGTTGATGATATTAAATTGCTGAAAGAACAAGGTAAACAGCTGGGAGATAAACCTTCTATCGTCTATTGGATGCGTATTGTTGACGCCAAGCATAAGAGAAAGATTGTAAAGCGTTAATTACATGGCGCTTTTAAAACTGGGTGAATTCAGGGAACATCTTTAAATAGACAATCCTGAGCCAAGCTTAATTGAAGGTGCAACGACTATCCGCAAGGAGTAGGATTCAAGCGAATCCGAAGCGCCCAGGCCCATTAAGGGTATGATATAGTCTGATCTATATGGTAACATATAGCAATTAAGGAGAATAAAATGGATTATAAGAATCTATTTCATTATCAAGATGGAAATCTATATTGGATTGAAAGTCCGGCCTTTAACATAGCCCAAGGCTCCTTAGCTGGTACTTTGAGAGCAGATGGTTATATAGGTATCTATCTTAATAAGAAATATTTATTTGCGCATCGTATTATTTGGGAAATATTTAATGGAGCTATACCAAAAGGATTGGTAATCGATCATATTAATGGTAATCGCAGTGATAATCGAATAGAAAATTTACGGATTTGTACCTTCCAACAGAATCATTTTAATCGTGGTAAACAATCTAATAATAAAAGTGGATTCAAAGGTGTTTCTTGGCATAAGCAGAAACAAAAATGGGTTGCACAAATTAAAATTGATGGTCGGAATAAATTCTTAGGATATTTTGTTGATCCTGAAAAAGCTTACGAAAAGTACTGCGAGGTAGCTCTTGAACGATATGGTGAATACGCAAAGCTCTGACAATTGGGGGCTAATTAGCGACTAGCCTTTAACAACATGAATGTTATGACACTCCCATATGGTGGAACTGCATATGGTTTGGGTCAGCAACAAATAGATGATGCAAAGAAACATGGCATAGATCAACTCCTCTATATGGAACATAAATGGGGTGCCTTTCTAGGTCGTGAAGTATTTGAGGATTGCCGTATATCTCTTAAAAGACCAATGCAGTTATTATCAATATTTGAACAAGCAGGAAAACAAGCAGAAGCAGATGGGAAATTCCTATCTTGGATTGTACCTGTAACAGACTTTCCTGTAGTTCAAAATTATGTGGAAGGAAAGATTAAAAAAGTATATGTACAATATGGTCCTCCAAGGGGGGAAAGAAACAGTTCTGGTTATTATGACAATACATTGCAACTCAACGTTTGTTTCATCGAAGAACCAATCCCATCAAAAAGAAAACAATCACAAGGGGCAAGCCCAAATGCAATCCACAGTCTAGATGCTGCACATTTAACTATGATTGTAAACGCTTGTGATTTCCCTGTAACAACTATTCATGATTCTTTCGGGTGTCTCTTGGCTGATATGCCGACATTATTTAGAATAGTCAGAGAGACATTTGTTGAGTTATATAAACATGACCCTCTGACTCAAATAATGAAATATATAGGAGGTGATACGAGTAATGTAGTGTTGGGTAATCTAGATTTATCTTTAGTATTAGATTCTGAGTATTGTTTCTGTTAAGGAGATAAGATGGATTGTTACGATTCAGTAGTAGTAGTATGTAATTCTTGTTTTAATCCAATTGTTATAGTTTCAAACACAGGTCCAAATAATTTCAATATGTATAAGGCTGAACACGCACCTCTTTCAGTTCTCGCAGGAATACATGATAGATTAATCTATTGCGAAAAGTGTGGAGCACAATTGAAGATAGAAGTCAAAGCTGAAATTATAACAAATACACTCTAGAGGATATAAAATGGTACTAGTGATATTACATGCACAAGAAGGTGATACTGTTGCAATAGTTGCAACTACAAAAGCACTCATGTTAAATAATATAGCTTTTACAGAGGTACCTATTGGAGATAACCTGGATCTACAACAAAATGAAGATTTAGTAAATGATATCAGACAGCTAGCAACATTTCAGTTGAACCCTTCTGACTATGGTATTAGGTAACAATATGAAACAGTTCAAATTCTTACATGAGGTAATTGATAATGTGCCATCTGACTTGCAAGCGGAGATTGAAGATACTGTAAATGAGTTTAGACTGTCTGAAGATATTGCTGGAGAATTTGAATTCGAAACTTATTTTGGAGGTGACGTGTATTATATCGAAACTCTCGATGATTTAAAGGAAATTCCTACACATGTTATCAACCATGATACTAATGAATGGGATAATCTTTTAAATACATATTGTAGTTATGATATCGCTGAATATGTATGCGGAGGTCAATATGTATTTATATTAGATATTATTAGTAATGCAGGAGGACCTTCATATTATATTCCTAGACAAATTGCAGATAAATGCTGTAATGTTCAAAAGTCTATCAATGAAACTCAACCTCTTAGGAATAATTAAATGCTAATCACTCGGATATCTCCCTTTACTGGTAAAGAAAATTCGATGGAAATAAATGTTACACATAAACAACTTGAAGCATGGCATAACGGAACATTGATTCATAAAGCCATGCCTAATCTTTTTGCAGATGAGCGTGAATTTATAAAGACAGGGCTTACACCACAAGATTGGGATACAGCATTTCAAGATTGCGATTAAAATTTACCTTGAACCCGTTGAATTAACCCTTAACCGATCTTATTGATTAAATTTTTAAAGGATTTATACGTATGGCTATAATTAAAAATGCAGAACTCTGGTATACTAAACTTGATCCGAAACGTCCTAATGCACGATTTGACAAAAATAATCCATCTTGGGAAGCTCAGATTAGAACTACTAGTAAGGAGCAAAAGAAAGAATGGGAAGAGCTCGGTTTAAGAGTAAGCGCAGTTATTCCGGATGAAGATGATGCTAAACCGTTTTACAAAGTGAATCTGCGTAAACGTAAATATAGAGCTGATGGAACAGAAGGAGAAGCCCCGGATGTAGTAGATGGTAATCTACAGCCTGTAGATCCTAATACCATTGGCAATGGATCTGTCGGTAATGTTCGTATTTATCAATATGAATCAAAACAAGATCCAACAAAATTGGTATCTGTACTCATGCGGATTCAGCTTACTAAGCATATTGTATATCAACATAGTGCACCTGATGATGGATTTGAAAAAACTGAAACAGAAGTGGTACACATTGAACCACAAAAAGGAGATGATAGTACAGATACAGCACAACCATCTGCACCTGAGCAAGCTCCTGCAACCAAACGTCCTGATAAAGCATTTTAATTGAACTATAGGGGCTACTTCACGGTAGCCCCTTTTAAATTGAGGATTAATATGAACGAAGATCGTGAAAATAAAGTTATCATTAATTCTGGAAGCATACTTATTGACTCTGAAAAGAAACTTCGAGAATTAAATGAAATAACCTGCACGAAAGAAGATTCTATGTCTGCAATTGAAACTAACATTAATCCATCACATTACCAAAAATATATTGAAGAAATGCAATGGCTTGAAGCTATGAGTCGTATTCCAACCTTGAAGAAACCTGAAAGATTTAAAGCTGCCTTAGAATTACAAGTTCGTAAATATCTTGATCGTAATGGTCAAAAAGATTCAGAGCTTCAAGAATTATTGAAAGCATTGTGGTATATGAAAGCTTTAGTAGCTTATGTAGCCAACGATGGCCAACCTCTTAATGTAGCCGATATTGATAAAATTCTATCGGAGGTGTAATGTCACGTATTGTCTTTGACATAGAAACAAATGGATTATTGGATGAATTAACAAGAGTATGGATTATTGTTGCTCATGATCTAGATACGTCAAAGAAACAAATATGGTTAGAAGGTGATCTAGGGTGGATTGAAGTCTTTCAAAAAGCCGACTTACTGGTAGGGCATAATGTAATAGATTTTGACTTCCCTGCCTTAAAGAAAGTCTATGGATTCGAATTAAATGATCAAGAAAAAGTGCATGATACAATGATTATGTCACAAGTCCTTGATTATAAAAGATTTAGAAATGATGGGCATAGCATGGAAAGGTGGGGTGAACACTTTGGCCAACCGAAACAAGTACATGAGGATTGGTCTCAATACTCTCCAGAAATGCGAAGCAGATGTGTATCTGACGTTGATTTAAATATCAGGATATATGATGAATTATTAGAGGAATTCTTCTATCTTCTTGAGAGAAATAGTAACATTAAGACATATCTCCAATCTGAGCATGCAGTAGCTTGGTGGTGTGCAGAATGTAAGGAAAAAGGTTGGCCCTTCTTGACAAGTGATGCAAAAGACTTGTTACTAACGCTTGAAACAGAAATGAATAAGGCACATGAAGCGCTATCAGCTAAGTTAGGCATAAAATGTGTTGCTGTAGATAAATGTAAAGGAGTAGTTCCATGGAAAGAACCAAAATGGACAAAACAGGGCTTTTATCATAAAACAACTGCAGATTGGTTTGGAGTACATCCTTGTTCTGGTTTTGAGGGCGAAGAAAGGCTAATAAGAGGACCATATTCCAGAGTCAAATTTGTTCCATTGAGTTTAACATCTACAGATGATGTAAAGTTATTTCTATTTAGAAATGGCTGGGAACCAACACAATGGAACTATAAACATGATCCAGAAACTAATGAAAGATATAAGACATCTCCAAAAATAACTGAAGATAGTTTAGAATTTCTTGGAGGTGATGGTAAACTATATACTGACTTTCTAACTATCCGATCACGTTATGGTGTTGTAAAAACCTGGGTTGAAAATGTAGATGAGAACAATCGGTTACACGGTGAATGCTTTACAATCGGTACACCTAGTATGCGTATGCGACATCAAATCATCGTAAATGTCCCTTCAGGTGATAGTGCTTGGGGTCCAGAAATGCGGCGATTGTTTTCTTGTCCACCTGGATGGAGTCTAGTTGGTTGTGACTCTAAAGGTAATCAGGTTCGTGGACTTGCCCATTTTATTGCTGACAAGAGATTTATCGATGTAATTCTCAATGGTGATATTCATCAATTCAATGCTGACAGACTTACAGAAGTATTGAAATCAATGGGAATTGACCATACAGTAATTCGACCTAGAGCTAAGCGGATTCTATATGCATTCTTATTTGGAGCCGCTGGTGGAAAGCTTTGGAGTTATATATTTGATTGTGTAGATGATCAAAAAGGCAATAAATTAAAAAATGGCTTTCAAAAATCTGTCCCAGGATTTAAAGAACTACTCGACAAACTTAAGGCAATCTTTTCAAAAACTAAGCAAAATGGTGAAGGTTATATTCCATCACTTGCAGGTACACGTATCTATGTGGACTCATATCATAAGCTCTTAGTATATCTCTTGCAATCTACCGAAAAAATTACATGTGCAGCTGCATGTCTTCTTCTCAGACGTTATCTAAAAGAAGAGAATATACCATATCTCCCATGTATTTTCATGCATGATGAGCTAGATTTTGCTGTACCAGAAGAGCACAAGCAGAGAGCAATGGAGTTAGGTATTAAAGCCTTTAAAGAAGGCCCGAAATTATTTGGAGTAGATATCATGGATGGTGACGGTAAAGTTGGTAAAGATTGGCTTGAGATTCACTAAGGAGAACTATATGGATTTCCCCTATTACAGCTTACCGTCGATATACAACGCATAGGGGAAATAAACCATCTTGTGCTGGGCACGACTGTAATAGTCACTAAAAACACTGTGAAGTATGCAGTAGTTGCCGTATGCGGAAAACATTCTACAGACAACGTAAAAGTATTTCATATCTACCTAGTTGTACTAAAAGCTTGAATAATATATCATTTTAAGGAGCACAACATGGCAGTAATAGCTATCGATTTTGATGGAACTTGTGTGAAACATTGTTATCCTGAAATTGGAGAGTCTATCGGAGCAGAAGAAGTTCTTTTAAAGCTAATTGCAAAAAATCATAGATTAATTTTACATACAATGCGGACGGGCGCAGAGCTAAAAGCTGCATTAGACTGGTTTAAGGAATATGGGATTGAACTTTGGGGAGTCAATAAAAACCCTGGACAAAAGTATTGGTCAATTAGTCCAAAGATTCATGCAGAACTTTACATAGATGATGCTGCATGTGGGATTCCATTGATTATGGGTGATACCTTTAAGCCATATGTAGATTGGTCTCGTGTACATGAGTGGTTGATTACTAATAAATTCCTGGAGGAATAGGTGAATAGTGGAATATTGGCAATAATTGATGGTGATATAATCTGTCATAATGCTTGTCCCTATCGTCCAGATTTCTTAGCCAAAAATGATACTGCTGTGATTACATATGACACAGATGGTCATCAGATCCATCCTGAAATGTCAACTCCAGATAAACGTAAGTATCTGGAGAAGTCCTGGCATAACTTTCAAGTTCAGTTTAATGAACTTATTGAAGATGTGTTTTGTACAGATTATGTAATGGCTGTCAAAGGCGAAGATAACTATAGAGACATAATCTATCCAGACTATAAAGCTAATCGTAAACGAAACCCTAGAGGTCGAAATCCATTTGTTCCAATAATTCGTCAGCTGGCTGTAGCTGAGGACTTGGCAGTCAATGCACATGGTCGTGAGGCTGATGATTTAGTTAGAATTTGGGCTAATGAAGCAAAAGCAGCAGGTAGAGATTTTATCATCTGTACATCAGATAAAGATCTCAAGTGTATTCCTGGTAAATATTACAATATTACCAAAAAGGAATTATCTGTAATTTCAAAAGAAGAAGCTTGCAGGCATTTCTATGAACAACTTTTAAAAGGAGATCCTACAGATAATATTCCGGGAATTCCCGGAATTGGCCCTGTAAAAGCTACAAATACACTCAAAGATTTAAATGATGAACAAGCTTTTCAAGAAGCTATAGTTGAACAATACTTGATCGCATTTGGTCCAGATCTTTGGCATGAAGCCTTGCTTCTAAATGGTAAACTATTAAATATCCAGAATCATGTCGAAGACTTTTGGGATATCTCTCATTGGCCGATAATCCAAGAATTAGTATTTTAGTAATACTTTAAGATTAAGGGATCTTAAATGATTAAACTTAAAATGGAAAATGCTGTATATTATTTTCAAGACAGCTTGATACTTAAACTTCTAGAGAATGCGAATTTCATATCAAGTGAGATAATGGCTCTAGCGGACGTTGTGATTTCAATGAATACTGCAGTAATTAAAGATAGATATCACATCAATCTTGAAAAAGCTTATGATACCCTCTTTGAATTACAAGGTAACCCAATTGATTACGAAGTTACATTATCGTCAGTGTCTAATGAGCCCACTTTTACTGGTATTTCAGCCTTCTCTAGGACAATAAAGAAGGTATTTCATGCTAAAAGTTCCAAAGGTAACTTCACATTCACAATCGAACAACAAGTTGGTCCTGCCTAAGTTTCTTAATGGGCATTGGCACTTTCCGGAACAAATGGGAGACGGCGTAGGTTTCATCTATATTATTAGAGATGCTTACTTACGCCGTTTCTATTTAGGTAAGAAACTATTCAGAGGTACAGGTAAAATCAATAGAGGTAAAGAGTCTAACTGGAAGACTTACAAAACATCCTCTAAATTAATGGCAGATCTTTTTAGAGAAAGGCCCCTGGATGAATTTGAGTTCATATGTATTGAGCAGTATAAAACCAAGGGATGCTTGACATACGCTGAAACATGGTCATTATGTCTAGTTGAGGCACCAACAAAGGAAGAATGGTATAATAAAAGATTGGAGAGTGTATCTTGGAATGTACGTGAGCAAATAACTGAACGTCATAAAGAACGGCTGCAAAGAGCAGTCTCATGGGGTATATTTGATGAAAAATATTAGACAAGATGTAGAAAGAATTGTACTGCTTTTAATTGCTATATTATTCAACGCTATCCTTGTTATCAATACAAATTTTAAATCATTGATAGAAGTCATTATTGTAGGGTTCATTACACTAATTATCTTCTATACGTGTGTAATACCCTTGTGTTCAATCGTTATTTATAAGGTGACTAAATGGGTAAAATCGTAAAAGCTCACCAACCCTGCATAAACCCTGATTGTGGCTCATCTGATGCAAGGCAGATTTATGAGGATGGTACATCATTTTGTTTCTCATGTCAAAAGTGGTTCCCAAAAGGTGCCGATGAAGATTTTGAACCTGTAAACAAGGCACCAAAAGTTCCAAAAATACCGTCTTTAAATAAGAAATTATCAATATTAGAAATTAAAGAATTACCGATAAGAGGGTTTCGTGAGAGAGACATTACGAAGACTGTTACAGAATTTTTCGGAGTTAAAGTTTCTTACAATGAGAGCGGTGAGATAGATACACATTATTATCCTTATGATAATGGGACAGCTTTTAAAATAAGAAAACTTCCAAAGAATTTTGTATGGGCTAATAAGTCGTCTAATCTATTTGGTATTGATAAATTTAACGGAGGTGGTAGACGTGTTGTTGTTACAGAGGGCGAAATTGATGCATTAAGTGTTGCTCAAGCTTCACTTGATCGATGGGGTAAGATATACCCGGTAGTAGCATTATCATCATCTGTAATGACTAAGTCTCTTTTAGAGAATCGAGATTGGCTTAGATCTTTTAAAGAAGTTGTCTTATGTATGGATGAAGACGAGGCAGGTGAAAAAGCCAAATCAGAAGCCATACGTATCATTGGTTTCGATAAAGTTAAAATAGCAAAACTACCTGAAAATGATCCGAATGATATACTCGTAAAACATGGCAGTGGCCGATTAAATCAAGTAATATTTGATGCTGCTCCTTATGTACCTGCGGGTATTATTGGTAAAGAAAAATTATGGGAGAGTTTAGAGGAGTACAATTCAATAGCCTCTGTTGCTTTCCCAGAATGTTTAGAAG